CAAACAATGGGAAAAAGAAACTGGTATTGTGTTATCTAACAGTCCAACATATAATGTTGGTTCAACAGTATTAGACAATATAAAAGAAGTTACTCATAAAACACCAATGCTTTCACTTGAAAAGTGTCACAGCACAGAAGAGATTATTAAATTTGCAAATAATCATAATCTTGTGGCTTCTGTAAAGCTCGATGGTTTAACTGTACGTCTTACTTATAGAGATGGTAATTTAGTTTTAGCAGAATCAAGAGGAAATGGTGTAGTTGGATCTGATGTGACAGAACACGTTAAACAGTTTACTAATGTTCCATTACATATTAATAAGGAAGGAACTTATATAATTGATGGTGAAGCATTAATTAAATTAGATGATTTTGCAGAGATTAACAAAAATGGAGAATATAAGAATAGCCGTAATTTAGCGGCTGGCACATTATCAAGTCTCGATACATCAGTTGTAAAAGGTAGAAAATTATCTTGGTATGCTTGGGAAGTCGTAGAAGGTGCTAAAGAGAGCAAGTCATTTACATTTTCACTTATAGAAGCGGAAGAATTGGGATTAGATGTTGTTCCTAATGCTAATCTAGGATATTCGGAAATGGATATAGAAGAAGTTATTGAGTATTGTTTTGATAAAGCAAAAGAATATAATCTTCCTCAAGATGGCGTGGTATTTAAGTTTGATGATGTTGAATATGGAAAATCTCTTGGAAATACAAGTCATCATTTTAGAAATGGCATTGCATATAAGATATTCAATGATTCCGTAGAAACAGAGTTGGTAGATATTGAATGGACGATGGGTAAGACTGGTGTTTTAACTCCGACTGCTGTATTTAAACCTATAGAAATTGATGGAAGTATAGTCGAAAGAGCTTCACTTCATAATATTTCAGTAATGAAAGAAATTATGGATAATCCTTGGGTTGGTCAGTATATTGGTGTGTTTAAGGCAAACCTCATAATTCCACAAATTCGATGGGCAGAACAAGACAATGATAGTAAAAAGACTTATCTTCATATCCCTGATAAATGTCCCATTTGTAATCATTCAACAAAAATTGTCAAGGATAATGATTCAGAAGTTCTTTACTGCACTAACGAAAATTGTAAAGGTAAATTGCTTGGCAAACTTACACATGCGTCTAGTAAAAACGCACTCAACATTGATTGTCTTTCAGAATCTACAATAGAAAAATTCATCAATCTTGGTTGGTTGACTTCCATTAAGGATATTTATCATCTATCAGATCATGAAAATGAGATGAAAGTTTTAGACGGATTTGGTAAGAAATCAGTAGATAAGCTTCTTGCCTCTATTGAAAAATCTCGATCAGTTGATCTCGAACATTTCTTAAATTCATTATCAATCACATTATTAGGTAAGTCTGCAAGTAGAATGATTGCAGAATCAGTTGACTATGAGTTTGGCGTTTGGATGAAACAAATGGTAGGTGGTGCAGAACATTTCAAATACTTGCCTGGTGTCGGCAATGCACTAATTGGTTCATTGAATAACTATTTTAATAAGCATTGTTCTGATATTTGGGAGTTATCTAAGGAATTTACATTCACGACAAAAGAAAAGACAATACTATCTAATACATCATTGAATGGCAAAACATTTGTTATTACAGGTTCTCTACATAAATTCGAGAATCGTGATAAAGCAAAGAAAGCAATCGAAGATTGTGGTGGTAAAGTTACAGGCAGTGTATCGAAGAATACATCGTTTCTTGTCTGTAATGAGGATGCTGGTTCGTCAAAGTCTAAGAAAGCACATGAATTAGGAGTTCCTGTAATCACAGAAGAAGAACTTATCACAATGTTGTCTTGTTAATTTCAATTATTTTTTTCATTTTTTCAGAGAATATATCTACAGATGGTTTTCATCAATATTTAATATACAAAGGAGTTGGTTATTATTTCAACGAAACACGTAAATTTATTAACTTATGCTTATGAGATGTGTTGTCTCATCATTATGGCTGTTATTTTTATTTGCTTTGTACAACAGAACAAAGAAATTATTGAACTGCGTCAGAAGTGTGGAGAATATGAACACGAATTAAGTTTATACAAACCAGAATTCAATTCGGCTGCAACAGTAAGCGATGCTACTGAATCAGATGCAACTGAGACAGATTCTACTTTGACTGTGCCAATTGACCTACACAATGATAGAGAACTTATGAAAGAGAATGGTGTGGTAATGGTTATACCTGACAAAATTGAGATTGAAGAAATACATGAAGAGTATGTCAGTTCGCCTACTCCAACACAATCATCCCAGCAGTATTATAGCACATCAGGATTAACCGCATCCGGTGGAGTGAATTATCATGGAGAGCAAAAAGAAACATATTATAATCTAAACATGGATCAGGTGGTATCGAATGCTCAAGCAGCAGGTATCCCAGGTGAGTATTGGGTTCGTGAAGATGGTGTAAAAATGTATGGTGATTATGTTATTGTAGCAGCTAATTTAGACGTGCACCCAAGAGGATCAACAGTTGAGACATCGCTTGGTACAGGTATTGTACTTGATACAGGCGGATTTGCAGCTGAAAATCCAACACAAGTTGATATTGCGACAGATTGGTAAGGAAGGAGGAAAAATATGACTCATAAGGTTTACTGTATAATTGGAAGAACGGCATCAGGAAAGACAACTATTGTTGATGCCGTAGCAAAGAATCTAAATATGAATATCTTGCAGTCATATACAACTCGTCCACGAAGAAGCAATGAAGTAGGAGATAATTGTGGGCATACTTTTATCTCCGATTCAGAAGTTGATAAATATAGAGCCGATATGGTGGCTTATACTGAACGAGTTGGATATTGCAGTTTTGCAACTAAGCAACAATTAATGAATAATGATTTTTATGTAATCAATCCAAGCGGATTCGCTGAATTGTTAGAAAAGACAAAGAATATTCCTAATCTGCGATTGATAGATATTTGGATTCGATGCGATAGTGATATGCTGATGAAGAGAGCTAAGAGGCGTGATAATTATGATGACTGGTTTGCTAATTTTAAGAAGGAAGAACAGGAATTTATGAAGTTTTATCCTGGAGTGAATTATTCTTACATTGTAAATAACTCTGGTAAATTATCAGATGCAATTGAAGAAGTTCAGAGAATTGTTCAATTAGAAAAATATAAAGATTAGAGGAGATGTGAAGTGTTTAAGACACTGTGTAGACATAAAAAGTATAAAATTATTAAATGTGATCCTAATTCTCGTGTATATTATTGTGAATGTATTAAATGTGGCAAGCAATTTGATATGCCAAAAGCTCTTGGAGAGGAATATACATGTGGATTAGTTCAAGAAAGGAGATAGATGAAAAAGGATCTCTTTGTTGATTTTGATTCAACAATTGTAAACACTATTGCCAGTATATGCGAACTCTATAATGAGGATTTTAAATATTATAAAGCTTTTCATCCAGTTAAATGGTGGGAAGTTGAGACTTGGGACTTTCAAGAGTGCAATTGCACAACACCAGATGTAATCAATACATATTTCAATACGCCTCGTTTTTTTAACAAACTAACCTATATGGATTGGGCATATGAAGTGTTGAATGAACTCAAAAATTTCTATAACATAACCATTGTTTCTTTAGGGTATTCACCAAATCTAAAAGCAAAGGAACTATGGATTCAAGAACATCTGCCATTTTGTAAATTTGTCGGTATAAATTCAAAAGAGCATTTCGATAAATCATCTATTGATATGTCAACAGGTGTGTTAATTGATGATAATATGAAAAATTTAATCACAAGTAATGCATTGGTTAATATTTGTTATGGCGATGTGTATGAGTGGAATAAAGATTGGACAGGATTTCGTGCAAAAAACTGGCAAGATATTAAACAATTTTTAATGAAAGGAGAGAATAAAACTATAGATGACAAGTCACGAGTTGGCGCAGCAGTTACTTAGATTGCCTGACGGATTTATTTATGCTGCGCATGGTGATAATGAATTTACAATCAGTAGCTTCCAAGATGTATGGGATGATAGCGATGATCCTACACGTTCTTGGAGGTTGAATTTAAGGAGATGTCCTAATGGACAAGAATGTATTAGATAAGGAGGAAAATTATATGAAAATTGAATATAAGATACCAAAATATGAAATTACATTTAAAGATTTAGCAATTAGCGATGTTTTTCAAGAAGTTGGTTATAAATATACATATATGAAAATACAATCAGCAAATCAAAAAAGTGATGGGCTATTAATAAATGCAATACGTTTGAACGATGGTGAGTTAATGTTTATGCATAGTGACACGCCTGTATGTCAATATGAAGCAACATTAACTATTAAAATAAAGTAAAGGTTGATTTCTTGTGAAATCGAGAAAGGAGATAAAATTTGTACAATGTAATAAAAAAGGACGGTACTATAGAGCCGTATAATGAGCAGAAGATCATTGATGCTTGTAATAAAGCTGCTAGACGTGCCATGTATGAGTTGTCAAACAATGATTATGCACAGATTTTGAACGATGTATTAGCAAAAATAGATGAAAGTTACGATGAAGATACAGATATTGAAATTTATGATATGCATAATATTGTAGAATCTGTTTTGGAAGAAGATTTTCCAACAGTTGCAAAAATGTATAAGGAATATAGAAATTATAAAAAAGACTTTGTGCATATGATGGACAAGGTATATGAGCGTAGTCAGTCTATTAGATATATCGGAGATAAAAGCAACGCTAATACAGACTCAGCATTGGTAGCAACAAAAAGAAGTCTTATTTACAACGAATTAAGTGGAGAGCTGTATAAAAAGTTCTTTTTAACACATGATGAAAAGCAAGCTGCAAAAGATGGATATATTTATATTCATGATAGAAGTGCAAGACTTGATACATTTAATTGTGACTTATTTAGAGTAGGCGAAGTTATGAAGGACGGTTTTGAAATGGGTAATATTTGGTATAATGAACCAAATTATCTTGATACTGCTTTTGATGTAATGGGAGATATTATTCTTTCAACAGCCGCACAACAATATGGAGGATTTACAGTTCCAGAAGTGGATAAAATTCTTGAACCATATGCAGAAAAATCATATGAAAAATATTATCAAGAATATATGAAGATTGCAGATGATATTGAATATGAACAAGTATTAGAAGTGCATTCTAAAAAAGCTTCTGAATATGCCACAGGCAAAGTTCAACGTGACTTTGAACAAGGATGGCAAGGCATTGAAATGAAGTTAAATAGTGTTGGATCAAGCCGAGGGGACTATCCTTTTGTCACGATGACAATCGGATTAGCAACATCAAAGTTCGGCAAAATGGCAGCTATTTCACTTCTTAAAGTTCATTCCGAAGGACAGGGTAAGAAAGGATTTAAACGACCTGTATTATTCCCCAAGATTGTATTTTTATATGATAAAAATCTTCACGGAGATGGATCAGACAAATTTCCAAGCGCAGATGTATTTAATGCTGGTCTTGACTGTAGCAGTAAGACAATGTATCCAGATTGGTTATCATTAACAGGTGATGGATATGTTGCAGAAATGTATAAGAAATATGGAAAAGTGGTATCTCCAATGGGCTGCCGAGCTTTCTTATCACCATGGTATGAAAAAGGTGGTATGCATCCAGTAGATGAAAACGATAAACCAATATTTGAAGGACGTTTTAATCTTGGTGTTGTTTCTCTTCATCTTCCTATGATTCTTGCAAAGGCTCGTAGGGAGTCTAAAGATTTCTATGAAGTTCTTGATTACTATCTTGAATTAATCCGTGGATTACATAAAAGAACATATGATTATATTGGTGAATTAAGGGCAAGCGTAAATCCAATTGCCTTTTGTGAAGGTGGTTTGCTTGGTGGTAATTTAAAGCCAACAGATAAGATCAAGTCAATTCTTCCACCAATGACAATGAGTTATGGAATTACTGCATTAAACGAATTACAAAGACTTTATAATGGTAAATCTATTCGTGAAGACGGACAGTTTGCATTAGAAGTTATGCAATATATCAACGATTATACAAATCGAATTAAAGAGGAAGACCATATTTTATATGCAATTTACGGCACTCCTGCCGAATCGTTGTGTGGTCTTCAGATTGAACAGTTCCGCAAGATTTATGGAATTATTGAGAATGTATCAGACAAGCCTTATGTAAGTAATTCGTTCCATTGTCATGTTTCGGAACAGATGTCGCCCATTGAAAAACAGGATAAAGAAGGACGTTTCTGGAATTTATTTAATGGTGGAAAGATTCAGTATTGCAGATACAATTTAGGATATAACAAAGAAGCGATTAAAACACTTATTCTTCGAGCAATGGATAAAGGCTTTTATGAGGGTGTGAATCTTGCAATGTGTTACTGTGAAGATTGCGGATATCAGCAAGTAGAAATGAATATATGCCCTAAGTGTGGTAGCAAGATGATTACTAAAATTGACAGAATGAACGGATACTTGGGATTTACAAGAGTACATGGTGAAACAAGATATAACGAAGCTAAGAATGCAGAAATTGCAGATAGAATTTCAATGTAGTATAAGGAGATGAAAAATAAATTATAGAAATTATAACAAAAGAAATAAG